GGCGAGAACGGGCGACGGGTAGGGGAAAGCCACCACCATGCCACGATCCCGCAAGCCATCGTCGATGAAATCCGCGAACTCCACGAGGACCACGGATGGGGCTACCGCCGCATCGCAAAGCACCTCGGGCTCGCCTGGTACACCGTCGCCAAGATCGCGAAGTACCAACGCCGCGTCGCCGTCCCCCGCCGATGGGAGCGCATCCCCGAAGCGACCGAGGGGCCGACCGCCTGAACCCGTCCCGGCACACCACGCCGACAGCCTGATCCAATGGCTGTCCGAGGGCAAGCCGCTCCGCGAATGGTGCCGGCAGCCCGGGCACCCGGACTGGCGCACCGTGTACCACTGGATGGACAAGGACGAGGCATTTGTGGCACGCATCGCACGCGCACGCGAGGACGGCTACGACGTGATCGCCGACCAGTGCATGGCGCTGGCCGATGACGAGCCTCGCGACCAGGTCTACGTGGCGTGGCGCAGGCTCCAAGTCGATACCCGGCTCAAGCTCCTTGCCAAGTGGAACCCGAAGAAGTACGGCGACAGGCAGGCCGTCGCCCACGAGGGCGGCGTGACCCTGAACGTCATCACGGGCGTCCCGGATGCCAACTGAAACGGTGCGCCTGAACTACGCGCCCAGGGCGTGGCAGAAGCGGTGCCACCTCGAGCGCAAGCGGTTCACGGTCCTCGCCCTGCACCGACGAGCCGGCAAGACCGAGCTCGCCATCATGGAACTCCTCGACAAGGCCATCAAGTTCAAGGCCGAGCTGGGGTTCTTCGTCTACGTAGCGCCATACCTCAAGCAGGCCAAGGCCATCGCATGGGCTCGCCTCAAGTCCAAGATCGACCCGTTCATCCGCACCGCGGCCGTGGAAGTGAACGAGGCCGATCTGGCCGTGACGTTCAAGCACAACAAGGCCACCATCCGCCTGTTCGGCGGCGACAACCCCGACGCCCTGCGCGGCGTGCGCCTGGACGGGTGCGTCATCGACGAGGTCGCCCAGATCAAGCCCGAGGTCTGGAACGACATCATCCAGCCCGCCCTCTCCGACCGCAAGGGCTGGGCCATGTTCATCGGGACGCCCGCAGGCATCAACCTGTTCAGCGAGCTGTTCTACCGCGCTAGCACCCTGCCCGACTGGTATGCGGCGCGGTACACGGTCCACGACACCGACGCCCTCGACGCCGACGAGGTGGCCCGCCTCGAGCGCGACATGCCCGAGCAGGCGTTCGCTCGCGAGTACCTGTGCGACTTCAGCGCCGCAGGCGATGACCAGCTCATCAGCCTGTCCGACGCGGAAAGCGCCGCCGAACGCCAATACCCAGACGGCGACGTGATCGACGCCCCGCTCGTCATCGGCGTGGACCCGGCACGGTTCGGCGATGACCGCAGCGCCATCGTCCTGCGGCAAGGGCTCCGCATGGAGAACCCACGAATCTATACGGGCATCGACAACATGGCGCTAGCGGCGGCAGTCGCCAACGTCATCGAGGAGCGCGACCCGGACGCCGTGTTCATCGACGCGGGAGCCGGCGCGGGCGTGATCGACCGTCTGCGGCAACTTGGCTACGAGGTGACCGAGGTGCCGTTCGGCGGCAAGGCCACGTTCCCGAACCTGTTCGTGAACAAGCGCACCGAGATGTGGTGGGCCATCAAGGAATGGATCGACCAGGGCGGCGCGATCCCCGACCGCACCGACCTGAAGCAGGAACTGTCCACCCCGCTGTACTGGTACGACAACGTGGGCAAGCGCGTCCTCGAGTCCAAGGACGAGGTCAAGAAGCGGCTCCAAGGCGGCGGCAGCCCGGACATCGCCGACGCGCTCGCGCTCACGTTCGCGTACCCGGTTGCCAAGATGCTGCCTCGAGAGGTGCGCGAGAAGCTGTCGCCGCGCCGCGAGGATCACGACCCGTACGAGGACATGTGAGTACCCGTAACGACTAGCGAGAGGAATACAGTCCGTGAGCATCATTCGCCACGCCACCGAGCAGGACATCGACGCATTGACCGCAATGGCCCGCGAGTTCCTCGCCTACAGCGCGTACGGCACGATGATCGCGCCGTCCGACGATGACATCCGTGCTGGCCTCCGGGCCGTGCTGACGGCCGGCGTCGTGTTCGTGGCCGAGGTCGGCGAACGCATCGTCGGGGCCGTGGTCGGCGTCGTGGCGCCCATGTGGTTTGCGCCGAGCGTCACGGCCGCCGTCGAACTGGCATGGTGGGTGGACCCCGCGCATCGCATGACGCGCATCCCGTTCCGGCTCATGCACGCGCTTGAGGCGTGGGGCAAGGAGCGCGGCGCGCAGCTCATGTGCATGAGCGAACTCGTCATCGAAGGCACGACGCCCGTTGCAAAGATGCTCGGGCGCATGGGATACGTGAACACCGAACGAACGCACGTAAGGGAGATCTGACATGGCAGCGATTTCGTCCATCCTCGCAGGCATCGCCGCAGGTGCCGCAGCCGCAGGGACCGGGTACGCCATCGTCGCGGGCGAGCGTGGCGCGTCCATGCAGCAGCAGGCGATGGGAGAGCAGCGTCAGGCCCAGCAGGCCGCCGCCGCCTCGGCCCGTTCGCAGCAGCGACGTAGCCAGCAGGCGATGGCCGCCGCCAACCGCGCCGAACCCGATGTCGCCGGGATCATGGGACGCGCCGCGGCCGAAGGCGCCGGCGGCCCCGCCAGCACCATGCTCACCGGGCCGATGGGCGTGAACCCGCAGGATCTCCAGCTCGGGCGCTCGTCGCTCCTCGGAGGTTGACGTGAGCCAGTACACCGGAGACGCATCCTCGTACCCCAACGCGCCCACGCGGGATCGGCTGTTCACCCGCTGGGGCCAGCTCAAGAGCGAGCGCGCCTCCTGGTACGCACACTGGCAGGAACTCACGTCGTACATCCTGCCGCGCAACGGCCGCTACTTCGTGCAGGACCGCAACCGCGGCTACCGCCGGCACAACAACATCTACGACAACACCGGGACGCGGGCGCTCCGCACGCTCGGCGCCGGCATGATGTCTGGAGCCACGAGCCCCGCACGCCAGTGGTTCCGGCTCGCCACGCCCGACCCCGATCTGAACTCGTTCACGCCCGTGAAGCTGTGGCTCGATGACGTGACCAAGCGCATGCAGCGCGTGTTCCAGAAGTCGAACACCTACCGCAGCCTGCACCAGATGTATGAGGAACTGGGGTGCTTCGGCACCGCGTCCTCGATCATGCTCCCGGACTTCCAGGACGTGATCCACCACTACCCGCTGACGTGCGGCGAGTACTGCATCTCAACCGACGCCAAGGGCCGCGTCTGCACCCTGTACCGCGAGTTCGACATGACCGTCTCGCAGATGGTCAAGGAGTTCGGGCTCGAGAACTGCTCCGTGAGCGTGCAGAACATGTACCGCACGGGCAGCCTCGACCAGTGGGTGCCCGTCATCCACGCCATCGAGCCGAGGGCCGACCGCGACATCGGCAAGCGCGACAGCAAGAACATGCCGTTCGGGTCGTGGTACTTCGAGGTCGGCGGCGAGGACGGTCAGTTCCTGCGCGAGAGCGGGTTCATGCAGTTCCCGGCGCTGTGCCCGCGCTGGTCCGTGGTCGGCGGCGACATCTACGGAAACAGCCCCGGCATGGAGTCGCTCGGCGACATCAAGCAACTCCAGCACGAGCAGCTCCGCAAGGCGCAGGCCATCGACTACCAGACGAAGCCGCCGCTCCAGGTGCCGGCCGCCATGAAGAACCGCGACGTGGAGACGCTCCCGGGCGGGATCTCGTACTACGACGGCGCATCGAACGGGATCAAGACCGCGTTCGAGGTGAACCTCAACCTCCAGTACCTGCTGAACGACATCGTGGACTGCCGCGAGCGCGTCCGCGGCGCGTTCTACGCCGACCTGTTCCTCATGCTGGCGAACATGCCGAACACGCGCATGACCGCCACCGAGGTCGCCGAGCGCCACGAGGAGAAGCTCATCATGCTTGGGCCCGTGCTCGAGCGCCTGCACAACGAGCTGCTTTCCCCGCTCGTGGACATGACGTTCACGCGCATGATCTCGTCCGGCCTGATCCCGCCCGCCCCGCAGGAATTGCAGGGCATGGACCTGAACATCGAGTTCGTCAGCATGCTCGCGCAGGCGCAGCGCGCCATCGGCACCAACGCCGTTGACCGCTTCGTCGGAAACCTCGGCGCCATCGCGCAGATGAAGCCCGACATCCTCGACAAGTTCGACCAGGACCAGTGGGCCGACATCTACGCCGACATGCTCGGCGTGGACCCGTCGCTCATCGTTGCCGACAAGGACGTGGCCCTGCTGCGCAACGCCCGCAACCAGGCGCTCGCCGCCAAGGAGCAGGCCGCCGTCATGCAGCAGCAGTCGCAGACGGTGAAGAACATGGCGCAGGCGCCAACGCAGGGACAGAACGCGCTCACCGACGTGGTGAACATGTTCAGCGGTTACAACTCGCCCTCGGCGATTGAGGTCTAAATGGCAATGGTCAACATGAAGATGGAGTCGGACGAGAACGAAGGCGAGATGTACCCCGAGGAGCTGTGCATCGAACTCGAGGCCGAGCAGCTCTCCAAGCTCGGGATCAACGCCCCCATGCGGGTCGGAACCGAGGTCACGATCACCGCACGCGCCTACGTCAAGGAGGCGAGCACGACGATGGTTGAGGGCGGCGTCGAGCCGAGCATCGAACTCCAGATCACCGACATGTCCGTCGCCGCCGGCAACACGATGGGCAGCGCAGCCACCATGCTGTACGGCGGATGAGAGTACCCGTAAGCATTAGACACAGGGATACATTCCGCCCGTGAGCACGTACGACCCCCTCGATCTGCGGGGCCAGGAGCGCGACAAGGCCGAACGCGAGCTGCGTGAGCGTCTGGAACGGCAGGCCGAGGAGTCGGACATCAAGTGGCTCATGTCCAGCAAGCGCGGCCGCCGCATCGTGTGGCGGCAACTGGACCAGGCGGGCGTGTTCCGAAGTTCCTTCAACACCAACGCGATGACAATGGCATTCGCGGAGGGTGGACGGAACCAAGGGCTGCGGTTGCTCGCGATGGTCCACAAGCTCTGCCCGGACCAGTACCCGGCAATGATGAAGGAACAATCCACCAATGACGGAACCAACGATGATGGAAGCAGCCGCAACGACCACTGAAGGCGCTTCCCCATCCTCGGTCCCCGATACGGTTGCGGCGACGGCCGACAAGCTGTAC